GGGGATCGATTTAAAAAGAGAGATTTCCTCTCACAATCCATGTAAAGGAACTAAAATGACTAAACTTGAAAAAGCCCGTAACTTCATGATCAAAGACGCTTTGTGCTTTTACCCTAAACTGGAAACACCCCAGATTGGTAAAGGCACAGTCAATGGTCGCCCTTTCACTACACCATTGCAGTTTGAGATTCAGCTACGTGCTAAAGATGAAGCGACTCTCAAACTGTGGAAAGATAACCATTTGCCTGTAAGAGAAAACAACGAAGGTGTCGAAACACTGACACTTCGTCGTCGGGCTCTCAGGAAAGATGGCAGTGACAATGGTAAGCCTCGTGTGGTTGGTAATGACAAACAACCAATGGACGCTAAAACTATTGGTAATGGTTCAACAGTTAATGTTATCGTATGGCAAGCTCCTTACGGTGACAATAACGAATCAGTCTTCAACTCCCTCACAGCTGTACAAGTAACTGATCTTGTCGAGTACAACGGCAGTGATGGTGTAGACTTTGATATTCTTGACAGTGTGTCGCCAACTGTTGCAGGTGTCAAAGACGAAGACCTAGAGGCAATGTTCTAACATCCTCTATCTGAATCCGACCACAGGGGTCGGATTTAAAAAGAGTAACGAGCTAAGCATCTCAATAAACTGCTTATGAAATTCCTACTGCTAGGAGTGTGAGATACGTAAGGTATCAGCATAATGCAGAATACAAGTGCTGAGCAACACAGTGAAACTGCTCATACAATTCTATACAACACACCTCCCAGTGTTGTCTGTTCCAACTGTTGAGTCTGGGTTCTTTTATCCTTTCAAGCTCAAACTCCGGTTGGGACAACTAATACGGGTGACTCCGATCCGAACTCCTTGCTGAAGTTCTCGTTGAAGTCCCTGTACCCCTGGCTGTTGAGACCCCGTAGTAATGCTGCGCTGAGGTTTCCAGTCAGGGTCCATAGTTTTTTAAATAGAATCCCTTGCGGGATCCTGTTTTTAATCGGAGTCTCAAAAACCTAAAGGTTTTCAAGATTCCTCAGAGAGATCTTTCAGATCTCTATAGGATTCCTTCAGAATCCTTCGTGACCCTTAGGGGTCACTCTGATTTTTGGAGGGTCCGACAAGACTCATTCCAACAAGAGGCATTTTAANATATCAATTTTATTTGGANTATGGGTAGTTGGTTACATTATGGTTGCAACTACTAGANAAAGATCTTAACTTAAATTAGTCACAGAAAGGCTAACACTATGACAACAGTAAACCCAATCGGTCGCCAGAATCTGCAATTTCGTCGTGTAACAAAACGCTATGGTAAACCAGTAGGTTCATTCTCAGGCCACCAAGGTTACCTATCTGTAGCACGGGATGTTGAAACAGGTCGGTTTGTATCTCGTTCTAAACTTTCAGCATCAACTGTAGATCGTATTCGCAACGTAATCAAACTACGAGGTTTCAATTAATGGATAAATCAAATGTCTTCTGGACAGCAGAAGGAGAAGTGGTCATTGAGATTGCAGGACGAGCACTAATCTTGTCTCGTGTAGAAGCAGAAATACTGTTCACAGACTTAGGCCATACACTCAGAGATATGCATGATTGTATGGACAACTATGCAGAAGATATTGGCGAACAACCTGATGTCTGAAGTCATCGAATTTAAACCTAAACCTAAAGAAGATGACTTTAAAAGAATTGATGAACTATTCCATGTGACGATGTGGATTGGTACAAACAATGAGTATGAAATAAGTATGGAAAGCCATGAAGACTACACAGAGCACGAGATATTCACAGCAATCGGTGCACTGTTTGCAAGCTATGGTGTAGACAATGGTTTCATATCTGAGGATGATGATAGTATAGAGGAACAATAAATGACTAGCATTATATACTCAGGAGTCTACAACTGTTACGCAGAAATGACTCTAGAATTACCAGATGGTAAATCAATAGATGATGTTGTAAACTCATGGGATAAATGGGGGACTGCGTATGTTGAATTAAACTCTGGTGAAATAATAAAAGCAGAAATAGTAGACCTTGACATCAATAACGTTGATTGGAAACGTATGAGCGACACAAACTACGTAGAATGTACAACAGATTTCGAGGATGAACTTGACGCAGATAAACAATGGGGACACATCAAAGAGAAGATGATACAAGCTGCGAGAGAAGCAGACTAACCTAAAGAAAGTGGAACCTATGACTAAACCCGCAGTACATATATCTGTAATGACAGGTAAACTTCAAGGTCTCAAAGCAATAAGTACTAACACAAAAAGTAACAAGTATTGCATAGATCAACACAAGAAAGCCATAGAAAACAAAACAGATAATATCTGTGGGGACTGTTACAGTCATAAAATGCTAGACGGTTTCCGCAAAAACATGGCTCCAGCACTACAACGTAATAGTGACTTGCTGTCTTCAAGACCATTAGAACCACAAGAAATACCAAGGATTATAGATAGCATATTCAGATTCAATGCACACGGTGAGCTAATAAACATGCAACACCTAGACAACCTGATGAAAATTGTTATAGATAATCCTTGGTGTAGATTTGCTCTGTGGACTAAACGAACAGACCTTGTGTTTCGTTGGATGAAAACACAAAGTAAACCTAAAAACATAAACCTTATATACAGTAACCCAAAGAAAAGTGTAGTAATGTCAAAGCCACCTAAATACTTTGACAAAACATTCAACAATGTATTAACTCATGAGTTTGCAGAAAGACAAAACTGCACTGGTCAAAAGTGTCAAGACTGTCGATTGTGCTATGAAATCAATGATGTAGATACAATCATAGAAAAAGTAAAGAGGTACTAATGAAAACTGATGAAATCCCAGAATGGCAAAAAGAATTCAATAAACGTCTTCAAGATAATAAAAAGAACTATGAGTTACTAAATAAAGTTCAGCAAAGTGCAATCAAGTCAGCAGAAGAAACTATGAAAAACGTAGTTCAAATGCTAGAAGAATGTAATGATCTTTATATCTCAGATGTTCGTAAACTATCACAAGCACAATGGAAACTCTACGAAGCTTTCCGGACTGAATGAAAATATCCTACTGGCCTACTAAAAAGGAGCTTCCTGACATGACAATCTATATGAATCAATATCAGACTAAAGCTAGAGAAACTGCAATCTTCCCAGAGTCAGAAGCAATTCCCTATTTAGCATTGGGCCTATGCGGAGAAGCTGGGGAAGTTGCAAATAAAATCAAGAAGTGTATACGTGATGGTGCATCCTATGATGGTATTGCAGCAGAACTAGGAGATGTTCTTTGGTATGTAGCAGTACTCGCACACTACCTCGGAGAAGACCTAGACAGTCTCGCAGCAGGTAACCTACTTAAATTACACAACCGTGCTTCTAAGGGTACTCTCAGTGGCTCTGGTGATGATCGTTGAGCGTAGCAGTATTNATATTCTCAGTACTGATAATCATCATAGCTGCTAACCAAAGAGGATAGATAATGAAACGTAAATACAGAACAGCATTCNATCAACTTAGTAAAATCGGAGTACCTGTAAGAGATCATGGTAATGATGATTTCATAATCTCCGCAGAAGATAACTATGACACTGTATGGGCTGACTACTATCGTGAAAACGATGCAGCACTAGATGATTTTGGTGTTAATCATAAAATCAATGATATCCTACATGCTAATGGTCTATATGCAGAATGGGAAAACGGTGGTGTGCTTGGCGTAAGTGAGATGTAAAATGCCATTCACAATAGAAGAAAAACCCTGGACTACTGAGATAGTTATCATGGATGACTCAGGGGACGATCTTGACTTTACAATTATCATAGAAAACGCTGGAGAATATCAGGGCTATGCATCTATCAGACAATTCAATAGAGACATTGATGGATATGATGTAGTAACAATGTCACCAGGAATGTACAAAGATCTAATAAAGTCGTTCGATTCCTCAGAGGGATTCCACGGACTCTTATGGAAATAAAAAAAAGAACCCAGAGACTCTCACAGAGAATCTTTGGGTTCTTATAGTTTTTTGGTAACCGACAAAACGCACTTGCATTTTTTTTGGTAACCGACAAAGCGCACTGGCATTTTCTTTCAGGTTCTCATAGAACCTCACACAACTCGCAGTGCCCTCAGTTTACTGTCAAGCTCTTCATCAGACAAACTCTCAGCACCTAACTCTTCAATTTGAAGTTCTCTGCGCTGTAGTTTTGGTTGCTCATACTCTGCAACTTTTGCTGCAAGATCACTAGCAGTATCNAAATCCTCTTTGTCCAAAGCTTTGAACATGAGGATCTTCAAGACATCTAAAGAGTTCATATCGACATGATCCAGCACATCTTCTTTGTACTGACGCCAATCCTTCATGCTCATCTTTAAGGCTTCTCTAGCATCTCTAGACGCCTTACGGGAAGCTGCTGATTTCAGTTGCATCTCACGAGCATTCTCTTTGGTGAATGAAGGAGCTAAGTTTTTAAGGCTGTTTGGATGAACCTCTCTAGTCATATTTAGTACCTCTTATAACTTTAGTAATCCGACCACAGGGGTCGGATTTAAAAGAGAGATTAACCCTCTTCTCTATAAGGAACTTAAAGAAAGGCAACACAATGGGTAAAGTAAAAGGAATAACAATAGATATCGATGATATAATCATGGATGTTTATATGTTTGGTGACTTCTCAACTGAAAAGACATTCAAAGAACTAGTGTATAAAAAGTGTCATGAAAGTGGAATACCAAGTAGTTACATGTATTATGCAAATAGTAAAATAGAGGAAACTTTAAATGTTTGATAAAATTAAAGAAATACGAGAAACACTAAGACGCAGACGGAATATGAATGCAACTATTAAATCACTTCACGAACTAAATGATCTAGAACTTCGTGATATTGGGATACACAGAACACAGATTGATGAAGTAGCCCGTAGCGTTATAGATTTTCACAGAACAGTTCGNAACATAACTGAGCAAGAAAGTAAAAACAACAATGATTAAAGCAACATACATAGCCCACATGGGTAAAGACTTAACTGTAGCCAACGCTGCTCGTGTATCATTCGGCAAGACAAGCGAGATGGAAGATGATCCATGGGGTCCACCCNNNCTCAAGGAGAAGGATGCAAAGCTGATACGTTACCTTGCAAGAGAGAAACATATCAGTCCCTTTGGGCATTGCTTTGCCAGCTTCCACATCAAGGCTCCGATCTTTGTAGCACGGCAGCTAGTGAAGCATAAGTTCTTGAGATGGAACGAAATATCTAGGCGCTACGTTGATGAAGAGCCTGAGTTCTACGAACCTATGGAATGGCGTGGACGTAGTGCTGATAAAAAGCAAGGGTCTGAGGGGCTTGTCAATATCACCGTAAATCAGGAGACACAATGGGCACAACATCTAGCGACATACATGGTCCTATTAGATGAAGGAGTATGTCCAGAGCAAGCACGTATGGTACTGCCCCAGTCGATGATGACTGAGTGGTACTGGTCAGGTAGCCTTGATGCTTTTTCTGATATGTGCAACCTACGCTGTAAGTCTGACACACAAGCAGAAACACAAGAGGTAGCATGGGCCATCAGTCTAAAGATGGAAGACCTGTTCCCTGTATCATGGGTGGCATTGAGAGATGAGTGAGTATATAAATGAACCCGTCAAGATTACTGAGATAACTGAGCATGAGGATGGCAGTGCCACGTTGCAAGTAGAGTGTGACCCCAAGACCTTTGCTGCCATCTTTAACGTAGGCTTTGTGTCACTCATTAAGACTGGTCTATACTGGGAGGCAGACAATGACAGACAATGAGTGGCCTTTAGAAGCTGACTTCACAGACATTAGACCAATGACACCAGAAGAGCGTAAAGCTGCTAAGGAACTTGATAAAAAGAATGGTAAAAGCAATGATAAAAAGTGAATGGGATCGACTAATAAAAGAACGTGAAGACTTTAAGGAGAGTGTATTGTCAGAGCATACATCAGACATCGTGAATGAACCTGAACACTATGCACGTTGGTCCATTGAGCCTATTACATACATCATGCGTAATGGCTTTGAGTTCTGGCGTGGTAACATCATTAAGTATGCCAGTCGTGCAGGTTATAAAATGTACGAAGGCAAGACACAGGTTGAGTCAGAAATAGTTGACTTAGAAAAAGTAATTAGATATGCTGAAATGCGTATCAACCAATTGAATGGTGAGGTTAAACTTTAATGTATGAAATCTATGGGATAGCAAACTGTCCTTTCTGTGACAAAGCTAAAGAGTTGTTACGTGAAACCGGAGAAGGGTTAACTGAGTATGCTATAGACATACAGCCAGAATTGGGTAAGTACATCATGGAGAGATCTCTGATGAACACTGTACCTATTGTATATCACGATGATATTTTCATTGGTGGATATAACGATCTTAAAATGTACTTAAATAAATAAAGAAAGGACGCAACATGCGTTTATGTTATGATATCGAATGTAATGGTCTTACTCCAGACACTGTGTGGATGATTGTTGCACAAAACCTAGACACTAACCAGATCTATAAGTTCTCTGATCACGATAACCTACATGGATCTATCGCTGATGGTGCTTCACTGCTTCAGAATGCAGACCTACTAGTGGGCCATAACATCATTGGTTTTGACAATGTAGTAATGGATAAACTATGTGGTACTACCCTGAACGAGAAACGACTACACGACACTTGGGTNATGTCTCAAGTTCTGAGGTACAAACGTGGTCACAAGCATGGTCTTGCAGGTTGGGGTGAACACCTCGGAAACAGTAAGATTGCATATGAAGGTGGCTGGGATGAATACTCAAGAGAAATGTTACGCTACTGTGTTCAAGATGTTCGTGTGAATGTCGATGTGTACAATGAGTTACTCTCAGAGTACAAGAAGGTTTCTGCATACAATCCTAAAATCAAACTAGGTATGCAGGCTGAGCATGAAACAGCTAAGTTTAATGCATTCTGCAAAGTCAAGGGCTGGTACTTTGACATGGAAGAAGCTAAGACCCTATTGGGAACAATGCAACAGCGTATGGCTGAGATCTCTAACACCATTGAGCCTCAGATGGGAACTAAGGTTGTCTACATTGACAAAGAACCTAAGTCTCCCAAGTACAATAAGAATGGGAAATACAATGCGACAACTGCCAAGCTGCTTACTGAATATTTTGGAACGGAAGTCTCGGTCACAGACACCCATCTCGCAGGACCAGATTTCAAATTCCAACGAACAACTAAGGAACAAGCTAAACTGGGATCTCAAGAAGCGGTCAAGGATTGGCTTAAAACTATCGGATGGAAACCAGACGAGTACAACCGAAAGAAAATCGGAAGAGAATGGGTAACAACTGGACCNAAACTGACAACATCNTCATTGTCTAAACTTGGAGAAGTTGGCATGATGGTAGACGAGTATTATGTATTGCGTCACAAAGCTTCTCTCATGGAGGGCTGGGTAGAAAAAGTAGAGGGCTCAGATGATAAACGACTTCATGGTAACATGTGGACTATTGGTACTCCTACCTTCAGAGTACGTCACGAAGTTATCGCAAACCTCCCAGGTATTGAAACACCTTGGGGTAAAGAGATACGTGGGATGCTTAAACCTGACCCAGGGTATGTTATTGTTGGTGCCGATAGTGCTGGTAATCAGCTACGTGGTCTTTGTCATTATGTTGGGAACGATGATTTCACTAATGAGGTTCGCTATGGGGATCAACACCAACGAAATGCTGATGCTCTTGGATGCTCTAGGGGTGTCGCTAAGGGNTATTTATATGCTTATCTTTTTGGTGCTGGTGACGCTAAGTTGGGGCAAGTTCTTTCAGGCAAATCAAACAGTGAAGTAGGACGTAAGTCTCGTGCTGACTTCGCTAAGGGTATCAAAGGTTTGGAAGAACTTAAGAAGAAACTTCTAAACATTTGGAGCAAAACATCTAACCAACAAGGTGATGGGTGGTTTCCTGCTCTGGATGGACGCCCTGTGTTCTGTGGATCTGGTCATCAAACTCTCAACTACTTACTCCAAGCTGCTGAAGGTGTAACCTGTAAGGCTTCACTGATGTGGGCATGGAATAAGATACGTGAAGAAAATCTACGTGCTGAACCTCGTTTGTTTTATCATGATGAGATGGCATTCCAATCGCACCCCGACGATGCTAAACGTGTTGGGGAAATTCTAACAGAATCTTTTGCTGCTGGTCCAGAGATGTTCGGTGTAACATGTATGGATGGTGGTGATTATGTAATAGGAGAAAGCTACGCAGATGTTCACTGATAATGCAGTAATACTGGTAGACTCAGACTCAATCTATTTTCGGATGGCTTGTGTAACCAAGAAGAAAAAAGACATACGTGTTGGCATCGACCACACTATGAAAGAGATCCAACAAAATTGTGGATCAGATAAATTTCTTGTAGCAATTAAAGGAAGGGGTAATTTCCGAAAGGAAATATACTCCGACTACAAGTCAACACGTAAGGAGTTAGACGAAGACGTTAAAGAAGCTTTGAACTATGGTCATCAGTACATGGTTGATAAACATAACGCTGTAGAAGCTGATGATATGGAGGCAGATGATCTTGTCTCTATCTGGGCAGCTGAATGCAGAGATGTAGATCAAGAGTACACAGTTGTTGGTATTGATAAAGATCTTTTACAAATACCTGGAACACANTACAACTTTGTAAAGAAGGAGCTAACAGAGGTAAGTGAAGACACTGCTGACCTTAAGCTTATGCTACAGTGCCTAACTGGTGACAGGTCTGACAATATACCTGGAATTAAAGGGATTGGTCCTAAGAAAGCAGAGAAGCTTCTTAAAGGAGTTCCTATGCATCGTAGATGGAATAGGGTAAGGGCTGCTTGGAGAGCTAATGCAGCAGGTGATCCTGAAATATCTAAACGTCTATTAACAATGCTAACATCATGGGAAGAACTTGATGACATTAAAAAACAAATTGAAGAGTATAAGTCGAAAAAGCAAGCGTCAGTTCATAGGAATATTGAAGACTGACATAGGGTGTACTGATTGTGGTTATGATAAACATCCAGATGCTTTAGCCTTCGACCATCTACCTAAGTATGAAAAGCTTCACAATGTATCTCGAATGATATCTTCCGATAAAGATATCGGTGACATTCTTAATGAAGTCTTTAAAACAGAAGTGGTGTGCCATAACTGTCATGCTATCAGAACAGCAGAGAGGCGTGATGGAAAACCTATTCCAAATAAAACCACTGTCAGCCAACAGGATGTTTGTCAGGAAAGGCAGGACAACCTACAAGACAGCTGACTACAAGAGGTTTCAAGAGGATATGGCAGTGATACTAATGGATCAGACATGGGATTTTAAAAGTAATCCTGTCCACTTCATTGTGTACGCTGGCTTATCTAACAAAGCTTCTGACCTAGATAATATAATTAAACCTTTACTTGATACCTATCAAAATATATTCGAGGAGTTCAATGATAAAACGGTACAAGGAATCATCCTTCAAAGAGACAGAGTTAAACGAGGAGGAGAATACCTCTGGGTTCGAGTTGAAAAAGCAGAAGAACTTGAAGTGGGCCTCCAAGCATTCAAAGACTCGGATAAAAAAGAATCGTAATCGTGACATAAAAATCGAAAGGGATTACTGGTGAAAACTAATTGTGAAAATTGTGGAAGCTCTGATGCTAACCATGTATACAATGATGATAACCCAAGAAGCCACTGCTTTTCATGTGGAATAACAGTNTTTTTAAACGAAAGAAANCCAATGGAACTTATAGAAGATACCGATTTCCTTATGAACTCATCGATGATAGATGAGATCAATACATACAGAAGCTATCCAATGACTAGTCGTGGAATATCTCAAGATGTGGTTGACCATTTTAATGTTAAGATGTCTGTAGACATCAATGGGAAACCTCAATCACATTTCTATCCCTACACTATCAATGGAGAACTGTCTGCATACAAAGAGCGTAAGCTCCCTAAAGAGTTTCGTACTCATGGAGACTTCAAAAATGTCGAACTATTCGGACAACAACAATCAACATCAGGATTTACGCTGGTCATCTGTGAAGGAGAAATCGACGCACTCAGTGTCGCGCAAGCCTACAAAGAAAAATACGGTAGAACCTATTCTGTGGTCGCTGTACCTTCTTCATCTTCTACCTCTTGCGCTCTGGCTCAACGGGATTGGATAAACTCATTCAAGACTGTCGTAATAATGATGGATCAGGATGAAGCTGGTAAAAAGATGTCTGACTTCCTTGGTAAGATGATTAAACCAGGTAAGGCTAAAGTCGCAAAGCTACCAGAGAATGACGCTAATGACACACTACTTAAGCATGGTTGGAAGACCTTACTAGAGTGTGTGTGGAATGCACAGAGTTGGAACCCCTCAGGTATCGTTACAGGCAAACCTATCTGGGATCAATTCATTCAACGACAGAATGTAGAGTGTGTACCCTACCCTGTTTGTTTGAGTGGTTTAAACGATAAACTAAAGGGAATTAGACATGGTGAGATTACTNTATTCACTTCTGGAACTGGCAGTGGTAAGTCTACTATTATCAAAGAGATTATCTTGGATCTTCTCTCAAAAACAAAAGATCGCGTGGGGCTTATCAGTCTGGAAGAAAGCGTTGGAGATACGGCAGAGAAGTTCATTGGAATGGTACTCAAAAAGTCGCTTAATGAAGACACACCTCCGGATGAAAACGAACTTAGACAAGGCTTTGAACAAGTGTTTGGAGATGAAAGACTCGTCCTCCTTGACCACCAAGGATCAGTCGGAGATGACAGCCTCATCGACAAAATCGAATACATGGCCCTCATGGGTTGTAAATATCTGGTCCTCGACCACATCACAATCGCTGTATCAGAAGGAAGTGACGGTCTATCGGGTAATGAAGCCATCGACAAGTTCATGTCCGACCTCCTCAAAATCGTCAAGCGACACAACATCTGGCTAGGTTTGATCTCTCATCTTCGTAAGGCACAAGGTGGTAAGGCATTCGAGGATGGTAACATTGCATCCATCGATGACATCAAGGGCTCTGGTTCTATCAAACAGATCTCATTTGATATCATTGCATTCTCAAGGAACCTAACAGCATCTGACGAATACGAACGTAACACTGTTAACTTCAGGGTTCTTAAGTCTAGGTTTACAGGTAAGACTGGTGATGCTGGTGCTGCAACATATGATGCACAGACTACCCGACTTCAAAATAAAGAGGTTGGTTTTGATTACATAGCTACATAGGAGAATACATGTCAGCACTCCAAGAGATAGTTGATTACCTTGTCAAGAGGGTAGATGGTGTAAGTCCTGCACGTCGAAGGCCCCATCTTGCTGGGCTCTTGATGAGGTTGTCTGGAAATTACAGTGAGCGTATGGAAAGTTACGTTATGAAAAGTATCTCCATACTTCAAATGCAATTCACTAAAGATACTAGTTCAAGCCCAGCTGGTACCTCCACACTTACTAATGCATCTAGTAAAATAGGTCAGAGTGTGGGTAAAGAACTAGATAGAGAGCCCCTTCCCTGGGGCTCTGTAGTGTCCATAGGAGACCTGTTCGTAGAAGCCTTATACAACCTAGGGTTTATCGACTTGTCCTATGCTAAGACCCGTAACAGCTGTCATGTGGTGTCTGCGTCCCATAGATGGTATGAGTTAGGTGTGATACCTGAGAAAGGTGGGAGCTTTCCCTTAGCATCTACCAGTACCTTACGGCCCAAAGATATAGCTGGTATGATACAGCAGATCAATGGTGTTCACAGACCAGTAATCAAAGGTAGAGTAGAGGGTGATGCGATAGATCCATATGCCCCTTGGGTACAAGCTCTTAACAAACTACAGCAGACTGCTTGGAAGATAAACAAGCCAGTTTACAATGCGATGGTTGAGAACAAAGACCTGTTCATATCTACTGATCCTATTAAAGACAACGATGCTAAAGAGCTTAAACGTAGGAGCAAGATGGTTGAGTGGGCATTTATATCAGAGAAGGCACGTAAGCTATCAGAACTAGAGGAGTTCTATCAGTACCTAGATGTAGATTATCGCGGCAGGTTCTACTACTGCGAAAGCTTTATGAACTTTCAAGGATCAGATTTAGCCAGGGGATTGTTTAAGTTCCAGCACTCAAAGCCCATGACTGAAAGTGGGTTACAGTGGTTGGCTATACACACAGCGTCTGTCTTCAACATGTCCTACAATATAGATGAGATACCTGAGTGGTGTACATCTGATTATAAAGGTCACCTTGAAGAAGAAGGACTAGATAATATATCTGTTGATAAAATGACTCTAGAAGATCGTATCATGTGGACAAACGAATACATGGATGAAATCGTACATGCTGGTAAAAACTCACAGTTCTCTGATCAGGCTGAGAAGAAAGTATCTTTTCTCGCGGCTTGTGTTGAGTGGTATGATTTTGACTGTGCTTATAGAGACAATCGTATTCACATGACTAGTCTACCTATCCCCATCGATGGTAGTAACAATGGTTGGCAACACCTTGGAGCAATCTCTAAGGACTCACAGACTGGTGGATTGGTTGGTCTAATACCTTCAGAGATACAGAAAGATTTCTATGTTCAAACAGCTAAGGAGATGATCAATCTTTGTAAAGATGATCGACTCAATAGTATCCTAAACAACATGCCCATGAAGAGCATACGTAAAGGTATATCCAAACGTGGCTCTATGACTAGGGCATACTCGGCAGGGTCTAAGAAGATAGCTGAGAACATGTTCTTTGATTGTAAATCGGAAGACTACCACACAGATTATGACATCACACAAGATGATTGTACTAAACTATCTAAGCTACTGATCAAAGCAATTGATAAGGTGTGCCCAGGTCCACTATCTACTATGAGTTACTTACAGAACCTAGCGATGTACCAATTAGGTACACATGTGAAAGTAGACTCAGATGGCTACGAAGCTAACACTGAGTATAGGAACCTGTCTAAGATACGTGACACCCTAATGAAGAAAAACTTCAAGACAGATGAAGATCTATATGAACTTAATGATACTGTGATTAAACTNAAAGAGTTTACAACAAGTCTTAAACATGGTAAGGGTGANGATCGGATTGAGTGGAGTACACCTTCAGGGTTCCATGTGATCTATGAGAAATGGATCATGCAAGACAGGAAAGCTAGAGGACGTATCAAAGGGTATGGTAACAAGACAGGTCAAGTTACACACGTAGCCCTTGTGCCTACACGTATGCCAGACAGGAGAGGTTTTATCTGTGGCATGTCGCCTAACTACATTCACTCTATGGATGCTAGTCATATGGCTTTGGTTATCTCTGAGTGGGATGGTTCCTTTGCAGCTGT